CGTTTGTGTGGTTTACTATGTATATACAGCTAGGTACGCGCACGGCTACAGGGGGGGTGGCCCAGGGCCTGCCTCGATCACGGCCCAGAAAAACAGGCTCCCCTTATGACAACCGTTATGGTTCGTGGGTCGTTGGATACAAACTGTTAGGGTTAGTGGAGTGGTTCGTTCGACTCTTCTGCTTTCGCTAATCGCTTCTGAATTTCGGCAGCGACTTCTTCTGCCGTTCTCTCTGTTGTCACTTGCTCCACCTTGTCACTGAACAATGCAACCGTCCTACCCAGTAACTGCGCCGCGGTGAGTTGGGCTTGGGTTGGTTCGTCTCCTGTTGTCGGATCAATACCGTCCTCAGTCCAACGTCGAAGCTTGCTCACGACGAGTTCTCTGTCCGTGACCGCTTTGCGAGATATCGCCCTATGCTTTTGCTCTGTAATCTGCTCACACCTTGTGCTTATCTGGGGGTTCTTCATCAGCCTAGACCCCTCGCTATGCGCTGTTGAATCCTTCCCTGTTGCGCTGTACGCCTCACGGTATGCGTCCGCGTATGTCTTACCCCCAGCGACTAACTGCGCAAAGTGCTCTTGTTTTGGTGTGAGTTTGTCTGCCATCGCCAACTCCTGATGAAAACGTCATTTTGATTTGCCTATATAGGTACAGCAAACCCACGCCCCACATACCATAGCCTGTATCAATTGATAAGCTCCTATCGATAGAAATAAACAATGTAAATAATTCCCCTCATTGGTCGTTGTACACTTGACATGGTATTACCCAACCCACAAGATCCGCTCATCACTTTTATAATTAAACGCAAAACAGGAAGCCCAATGAACAAGACAAGCACACAAGTAGAAAACAGACAGCGGGTAACGCTAAGCGCGATTGCCGAAGATTTGAACGATGGCGATTGGGAAGCCCTTTACTACGCAACCGAGGATCAAATCATCTCGCTGATAAATGCAAACCGTATCTCTGAGGATTTCCTCGCACGTCATCAGGATTATCAGGAAGAGATGCGATCCCTGATGCAACAAGCCTACAAGGAGCAGAAGTAACCCATGATTGCAACATCCACAACCACCGCCAAGGCCACTGCTCGTGCAGTGCGCCTATGGATCGAAGGCGCGAAGCTCAACTCAGCGGGATTCACTCCCGACACCGCCTACTATGTTTTCTCACAACTACGGGACGGTGCGTTGGTCTTGATGATCGACACCGACGGTGACCGCCGAGTGACCAAGGCGATGCGTAATGGTAAGCCTCGCCCTATCATTGATCTGCACTCGAAAGATGTCGCAGCAGTGTTCCCAGCGGGAACCAAAGTGCGAGTCGAATACCACCCCAACAAAATCATCTTCACGAAGGAGTCCTAGGATGAGTCCCAACTACATGACACCCAAAAGCCATCAAGGCTGGAGTGAATGGTTACGCCAACATCAAGTGATTCGTGACCCAAGCGAACCCTACGCCAAAGCCGACGGTAAGTGGCACAGTGAGTACATGGCAAAAGTGAAGATGATGACCACCGATTCACTGCAATACGTCATCAAAGACTGCCGCGATGCCATCAAAGCATTGCCTGAGAATCCGAAGTGTGAGCAGTACATGGACGAGATCCATTACTGCGCCACAGAGTTGCGTCTTCGCAATGAGGCAGCAGCACCCCATGACGATGCCGTCAAGGCGCAGATGCGACTGCATGCCGCGATATGCGACAAGCCTACTCACCGTCACATCGCCGCAGCGCAAGACCAGTTCGATATCGCAGAGCAAGCCTACGATGTCGCCGACTATGCGCGGTGCTCAGACGCTTGTCGTGTTGGGCTTGCTGTACTGGGGGTGAAGTAATGCAGTTACTCGCAAACATTCTTTTTGGACTGGGCATGCTGGCAGTGTCGCTACTGCTGATCACGTCAGGACTATTCCTGACTCACGCCTACTACATCTCACCAGAGGGAGCGCATTGGATATTTTCCTTCGTCGCACCCGCATTCATCCTGCAAGGCTACGGCATGGTTGTGGTCTGGGTTTTACAGATACGAGGGGATATCTAATGGAGACTATCGAAACTTACCGTGTGACTACTACGGAGTCGTTCTGCTCTGGGTTCTACAGATACGAGGATCGCCGCGAGTTCACAAACAAGTTCGACGCGCTGCGCTACGCGGTGAGATCTGAGGGTATGACTGAGGTGTCACTGTGGCATCACACCGGCGAGCGGTTAGCCAATGGCTTTGCCTACAAGGGTGAGCGCAGTCTCAAGATGGTAGACCGTGTCGTGCTGAACGCCAACGCCAACCACCCTTGGTTGACCCTTCTACCTGAGACTTGGGTGTACTTGTACAGCGTAGTCGCCGAAGACCTAGCCCGAGCTGAAGGAGTTGTGCTGGACACCTACGTGTGTCCTGACGGCGACACCCACTACACCGACGAAGGGCAAGAAGCGTTCGAGAGATTCGCAGACCAAGCAGAGCAATTGATGACCGACTCAGGACTAAAGCGAGGAGAGTACTAGTGAGCAGTTTCGACAACAAAGAACAGTGCAACGCATGCGGCGGGTATTTCCATGAACGCAGCATGACATTCGAGGACAATGCGATGTGCGTGACGTGCCGCGATGAGAGCACAGTCTGGTGCGACTACTGCGAGGAGGAGGTTTCAGCAGACGAGACTCACATAACCGAAGGCATCCCGCCTATGGAGATATGCAACCGCTGCGCGTTGGCATTCACTGACCGCGTTGCGGGGCTAGGTGCCAACGGCAACGACAGAGTAAGTCATCCGCGAGCAGTGAAGCTTGAGCCTTTTCTCCCTGAGCTTGAAGTGTATCACTCAGGCGGACGCAACTTTCACCTGACGCTCAAAGATGAAGATACCGACTGGCTGATCAACAAGGCAGTCAAAGTCGGCGCACTTTACCAACCGTTGGGACTGCCAACCGGCACACAAGACTGGTGCATGTTCGGGTGTGGAAGCTTGTTTTTCTACAACACCCTAGCCGATGGCATGCAAACCATCATGCAACTCATGGACAAGGGAGTGCGTCACGATGAGTCATTCTGAGATGAGCAAGGATATCTTGCAGACTGCAACTGACCTCACGCTGTTAGTGATTGGTGCCTACATCGAAGAGGACAATCCAAATGGGTTCGACGAGGAGGGCTATCCGATAGTCCACGATCTAGGCGCACCAACTCCGCTGGAGGACGCGATACACGCGCTCACCGAGTGGGCACTCAACTGGCGCGGTCTAGGCGAACCGCCCAAGGCAAAGAACGAAGCCGAGTATGCGCTCGCACTGCTTCACAGAGTGCAAGACAAGTATGCGCCAGACGAGATGCGGGGGCTTAAATACTCGGACTATCTTGATGCTTGGTTTTTACCGACATTCCAGGAGCCTGCTAACGCCAGTGAAGGGGTGATGGCCCAGCTAAGAAAGACCGCACCACTCTTTGGTTTCGACGACAAAGACATTCTCGAAATGTGGTTGTTCCTGCCCTGCAAGAACTAAGGGTTGCACCGAGCAACAACCAAGCGTAACATTCAAACCATAACTACTAACCAATAAGGGACAACCCATGAAAGCAGAACTTAAAAAGCAGATCGTAGACCAGATCATTGAGATCGTCGGCGAAGGCGGATCATTTCAAGCAGGATTCTCCACCCTTACCGCGATGCCAACCAACGCACTCACGGGCGACAAGTACCGTGGATTCAACGCATTTTGGCTGGGCTTCTTTGGATGCACCAAGGTGGCTACGCTAAAGCAGTGGGCACAACTGGGCTACAACTGCGCGGGACTAGGCGAGAAGGGCAAGAACGTGGGCATCAGAATCACCAAGGGTTTCAACCTATACGACAAGGAAGAACAGCCCGACGGTTCCACCCAGAAGAAATACAAGGGCAAAGGCTTTGGTTCCGCCATCGTTTACCGTGCCGAGGACGTAGCCTCATTCGAGGACGGTTCACCCTACCCGATAGAGGTGCCCGAGATGATCGACACCACCGAGCGTAACGCCAAGGTGGACGCATTCATTGCCAACTATCACGAAGCTACCGGCGTGAAGCTTACCCGCAATCCTGTGGGCGGTGCCTTCTACAAGCCGTCCACAGACACGATCAATATGCCGATGCCAGAGCAGTTCAACGACACACCCACCAGCACCGCCACCGAGAACATGTACAGCACACACTTGCACGAGGCGGGTCACTCCACGGGACACAAGTCGCGTCTCAATCGACTGGAGGACAAAAGCAAGCGAGGCTACGCCTTCGAGGAACTCATTGCAGAGCTGACGGCAGCGATGCTCTGCGTGGAGTTGGGCGTGACCAACGAGGCGCGAGAAGATCACGGGCACTACGTTGCGTCATGGTTGACGGCCCTTGGCAACGATGTGGACTACATCTTCAAGGCCGCAGCCGAAGCGCAGAAGGCGGTGGATTACATCATCAAGGCCCAACCTGAGAACCAGACCGAGGAGGCCGCATAGCGGCCCAAGGAGATTGAAATGACTATCGACATTCACGACCGAGCAAAAAAAATTGCTGACATGGATTTGAGCAACCTGACCGACGAGCAGATCGAGATCATCCGACAGTTAACCTTACGCGCTGAAGACGGCTTCGATCAAAGGGCCAGACGATCGGTTAACGATGACATGAGAAACCTCTATCTCGACCAAGCAGATGCTTGTACGGAACTTTTA